CATCAAAATTAATAGGTTTTAATCCACCTTGACTATAATCCATATCTTGGTAGATAGTACTTCTTCTAATATCTACAGCATTATTCAATAATGGGTTATAATCACTATTATAATAATTTACTGTTTCTATATAAGGTTCTAATATAATAGAATCATTATTTGGAGTATCAGGGGATACTATCTGGTTAATTTGGAGATTAAAGTTGGTGTAGTTTATATTACCTGTGTAGAAATCTTTATTGGCTTGGGCTATAAAATATATAGAATCATTACCATTAACTAAGTTGGTTGGGTTTACTGTAAATCCGATATTATATGGGTTGAAAGAACCAGAATATGTTACTTTTAATGGAGTTGATAATAATACGATAGTAGCACCATTATAACTGTCTATAGAATTTGGTGAGAATGATGAACCCGATAGTACTGTAAGAAAACCAATCTCAGCATCAGATCCTACAGCAGATGCTGTAAAACTCATAGTAAAATCTAATCTAACATTAGGTACAGTTCCAGGAGAATAATTACCAGTTGAATCAGAATAAAATAAATTTGGGTTATAACTAGAAGTTAATTTAACTTTCATTGAACCACTTACTATTGGGTTTGTGGCACTTGAAGCTACTATTTGATAATCTTTTATGTAATTATCAGATAATAATGGGTTTGAAATTTTATATAAATAATATGTTGGATATTCTGTGATATCTACAACATTTAATGTAGTATAAGTTGAAGATGAAGAATATTTAATTAATAAATTAGTTAATTGACCTAATGGGATTGTATTATCTATTCCATTATTATCCAGTTTATTTATTTTAACATATGCTTCTCCTTCCTCTATATATGCTGGACCAAATGGTGGGGTTATAAAACTTATCCATGGTTGTAACATCAATATTTCACCTTGTGATGGTGTTATATTAGGGTTGGTTAGAAATTGATTTTGAGTAAATGTATCATCATATGATAAACCATAATCACCATTACTATATACTATAGGGGTATAATCAAATGATAAATTATTATTTGGGTAGGGAATATTTAAACTTTGAGTTGTTACTGTTATTCCTGAACCACTAAATTCTCCATTGTAAAATTCATCTTGGGTATTGTGGGTTATAGATAAAGAACCAGATGGTATAATAATATTTTCTATCCAACTTTGAGAAACATTATTTATATTGTTGAATGTTTCAAAAGTTCCACCAGTACCTCCATTGAAATTTTCTACAGTACCTGTATTATAATCATTCCATTGAGGTTTTAGAGTCCCAGAAATATCTAAATCTTCCCAAGTAACTTGAGGTTGAGAATATTTATTTCTTTCTAAAATATGTTGCTTAATTACAATACCAGATGCTAAACTTGTACGTGCAGGTACAAAGTCTTTTATCATTTTGAATAATGAATTATCGAAAAATTTTATTAAACGAATAAAATCATTTAAATTATAATTTTTTATATATTTTTCAAAATATTTATCTCTCAATTTATTTAAATCAGGATATGAATTATTTGAAGAAAACCTTTGAGAAGGATCTCCTATATAATCTCCCATATTAAAAAACCCTAGGGATGAATTTATATCATCGTTTATTTCATTTTGTGGTGAAAATGCTACTTCAAGTAAATTTATATTTGGAGTATAACTTGCACTAGCCTCTGTATTTTGAGATATTCTTCTATAAGGAGATAAGGTATCACCCTCAGGTAAAAAATTATTTTCTATTCTAATTTTATCACTTATTGCATTTTTTATACCAGCTATAGGTTGATCATAGAAAAAATATTCTCTATTTGAGATAAAATTAGGGGTAATATCATAATAAAAATCACTTCCCGAAGCAAATGAATGTGTAATTTGCCAAGATCCTGTTACTTTAGGGTGAATTGATCCTGTACCTAAATATAATTCTCCACCAATTGGAGCTCTAAAAGCCAATTCGTTTGGAGAAGAATTAAGTGTATTACCTTCAATCGAATATGGGTTCATAGTATAATCTTTAAACACATCTTCACTTATTATTGAAGAATAATATCTTATTTCTTGATATGAACCTGAGAATGGAGTATATGATCCTATAATAGAACCACTAGCATCATATATAGCTGTATTATCATAAGTTACAATATCATATCCTGAAAGTGTTCCTACAGAGAAGCTAACCGGGAAATATGAAGTAAATGTATTTTTCCAAGGGATATCATCTCCAATAGTTATTGAGGATGTTATAAATCCTATGGTAGTACCATTATTTCCTCCTTCATAAATTTTGTTTTGGGTTGATAGGGTGAATTGGTTTCCACTTCTATTAACCATTACAGACCACCAATCACCATTAAAAAATGGTAAATATACATTTGAACTAGTTAACGGTTCAGTTATATCAGGATAGAATGATAAAGTTGCATATTGATATTCAGGATCAATTATAGAACCCGAATATGAACCACTACTATATGCTGATCCAGTATATGTTAATGTTAATGCTGGTCCTCCATCCCCATACCATAAACTTTGAGAGTATGGTATATTGGTTTGAGGTAATCCGTTTGTTTTGAATCTAAACATCAACGTTGAAGGGACATCATCTGGTGAATTCCAATCTTGGTTTAACCCCCAAGATGATGATATGAAATTATCCCCAGCAGTTGAATAAGCATAATTGAATTCATCTTGCCAGTAATCCCAATCATTTGAATTTACTTTATCTTTTCCTCCATATTCATTTATTCTAAGGATAGTATCAGGAATACCATATGATGTTATAAGAGCACGTAATCCAGGTAAAGTACCTTTTGATTTCAACAAATATGGAAGGTTATGGTATATTCTCTTATACAATGATTTATTAACATCATCTAAAGGAATATAATCATTTGAAGCAGATATAAAATTTTCTATATATTCAAAACCAGATGGGGTTGGTAAAGAACCAGTAATGTTTGGGAATGGGAATAATCCACCTTCAGGTGTTAAACCTAAAAATGCTGTGAATAGATCTGTGTTTGAAAAATTGTTTTGATATAATTTTACTCCAAAATCTTTAATAGCATCAGCTATTATATCTTTAGATATACCATATTCTAATCTATTATCTGAATTGTATTTTTGGGTTACATCTTTATAATATATCCAAATATTATCAAAATGTTGGGATATCATGTCTATAAAAAGACTATATTGTTCATTATCTGGGTCTTCTCTAAGGTATTCAGGGATAGAAAATAGTAAATTGTCTTTATTATCTTCATCAAATAACGATGCAGATAAAAGTATACCTCCATAATATGGACTATATTCATTAGTACTCCCCAACCATGTTAAAGTTGCAACACTACTTGTTGACTCTAATATGAATGGTGGTTCTGTGTTTGATTTTGGGTATGAATATGGAGTGTCAGTATAATATAAATAATATTCATAACCATCAAAATTTGTTATTATATTACTTATTTTATTTTCTAAAACAGCTTGGCTTTCACTTACATTTGTTGATGAAGAGATTGTTGAATTTAAGATAGATATAGATGAAGAATAATTTTCTATAAGTCCTACTTTATAATAAAAATTTTCAATCCTAGTTTGGGCTGAACTGAAATGGATGAAATTTGTAAAATCTGTATAATCTACATTTATATCTAGTTCTTTTTCTTCTAATAAACTATTAAGTTGGTTTTGAGAACTTGTTAAGTTTGTTGAGATTAAATCAACATAAGATAATTCTATAGTAGAATTATTTACCTGATCTTGTAAATCTAAATTAAAATTAGGGCCTTGGATTGGTATAGCATCATTAAATACTATAGGAAGATTTTCGAAAGTTACTTTATAAGCTAATGATTCTTCTACAGATGATACTACCCATAAGGTTGAATTTATATCATATTCTGGTGGGAGAGGTTCATATAATTTAATTAATATTGTATAATTTGTTGGGTCTTCATCATCTAATATTATGTTATTAGATATTAAAAGATTATTTTCTCCAAAATTTAAATAAAAATCTAAAAAATATAAACTGTTAGATCTTTCTTGAATAAAAGTATTTGTTTTTTCAAATATATCTAAATTAGATAATACAGTACTATCTAATCTCACTTCAGTTCTATCCGAAGATATTTCTGCTATATATAATGATTCAATATTAGAACCTATCTGTTTATTTAAAAAATTGAAATATGTTATATATTCCCCTTGATCATAATTTAATTGGGTTAATATATTTTCAGGATTAAGAATGATTTGGGATAATGAATTTGTTGATGATGCTTGACCATCATTTAACACACTAAAATTTGAAAAATTATATTCAGATTTTAATATGTTTTTATTATTATCATAAATAAACAGTTCAATATAACTTGAAGATGATAATGAAGTATCAATATCAAAAGTTGATATTAAATTAGTATCTTGAGATCCATATATTTGTGTTGAAAAATCCTGGGTGTCTAATTGTATAATTTCTGTTGCCATCTAGATTATTGTTGTTCCTGTTTGTAACGCTATTACTTGTTTTTGAGATTCAAGTAAATCTATTCTTAATTGAGATATTTCTGCTTGTAATGCAATTATTTCTTCATTGTTTGGTTCGAAGTTTATATATTCACTACTTTTTTTAATGAGATACTCATGTGAATTTGTTTCTCCTAATTCAGGTATATCATAAAACATATCATTATACATTGAAAAAAAATCACCAACAGTTGGTTGTTCTGTTATCTGTTGTTGAATTGTTTTAACACCTAATTGTTTAAATGAGGTATCAATTACCTTTTCATAAGTATTTTTATTATATACTTTTTTATTTAAATTTACAATTTCATTCATCCGTTAATTACTTTAAAATAATATTGGTCATCAAAAATAATTGTTGAACCATCCACTATAGTCTTAATTAAAACAGAATAGTATCTTTCAGGTTCTAAACCATTCATATAAATATCAAAATAATTCCCTTCAGCATCCGCACTAATTTGTGTATATTGATCATCGAATTTAATAACAAATTCATTAGTATCCAAGTCCTTTACAGCATAATATGAAGATGTAGGTAAAAAATATTGATTTGTAAAATATGATGATGTTTGGAATGTTCTAACAGGGTATAAAGGACTAACATTTATTTTAAATCTATTTATACTATCCGGGTAGAATACACCTGGGTTTTCATTTAGGGCTAATTTTAGGTTTGGGGAAGTTACTATACTTCCTGTTAAAGATCCTGTTAATACTGTTGTAAAATCTCTCCATCTAAATTCTAATTGTGGAGGATATATTGTATTAGTATCAACACTATAATATTTTAATATAGGTTGGTTATATATATTTGAATTAAATTCTGCTGATTCTGTTAGTTTTGTTATAAAACCATAATTTGGAATAGAATTATTATACCACTCATTTACTATGTTAGTTACATCTAATTCAATATCTTTATTATCTCTAATTGAGAATGACTGCGTGGATAATAAACTACCAGTAGTAAACCAACACCCCCCACCAATTGTAGTTGATGATGGGTCATATGAACCAGTATATGAAAACATTCCAACAGAACCACTCATATTCCAATTTATAGAACCAGAATATTCAGGTGAAGACCAAGATACCCCATCAGTTGATTGTGGGTTATCTCCATATTTTCCTGTTCCGTTGTTCCAGGGTTGTGCTAGTGGTTGGGTAGATATTGAAGTATTAAGGTTTAAACCTTGAGCTAATGCTATGAAATTATTAAAATAAACATTATACGGTGTATTATTTATTTTTTCATCTATTATATTCTGTATTTCATTATCATCAAACAATGTTACATATCTTGTTACTTCTGGAGTTCCTGTACCAGTTAATTTATTTGATATTTCACATATAGCATCTAATCCAGTATTATAGGATTGGGATAATGAATATAAGGTTGCATCTTGGATTGGAAATATTTTATAAACAGCCATTTTTTATTATAAATATTATAAGAATACAACTTTATTTATTGTAAATATAATATTATAAAGGTACTACTTTTCCTTTTATATCTAAATCAGGATATCTAACTTCAAATACACTTGGATCTAATGATGGGTATATGATTTGATTGGATGTTGCTCCTTGAATATCATATGAATAAGCTGAGTATCCTGAAAGGGTTCCTGCTTTGTTTTCTAAGTAGATGTTTTTTACAGTGAGTACACCGTTAACTTTATCTAATAAAATATAAAGATCCCTTAACATTATAGGTTGATTTATCTGCCATTTATCTACATTGAAGTATTCTTTTAATGTATTTACACAATTAAGTAATACTTCATTATTATTGTAGTCAGGATATACTATTATATCAAAATGTACAGCAATGTTTATAATAAATGCATCTCTTATTTCTATATTATCTCCTATCATTCTATATTGGGATAGATATGTTCTTAAATTATTTTTTAAAGTGTCAGAAGCATAATCCAGTTGTCCAGAAGAATTTTTAGATAAACAATATAAATTTAATGTTTCGATTGTTGATACTTGATTATCAGTTAATTTAGGTTGTTCAATATATGCTTTTGAAACAGAACCATATTCTGAAGGCATACTAAGAGATCTAATTAAATAATCATCTGCTGTTACTGATCTTTGTTGGGCGGCAACAGATGCTAAAGTATTTTGTCTAATTTCTTCTAAAGTATCTCCTCCTTTACCTCCACTAGCTGCTATAGGATTAGTTGAAGCTAATGAATTAAATATATAATTTGATGTTGTTGGATTTAAATTTATATTATTAAATTTTGAAGTTGTTTTATTTAAATTTGTTAATGTATTTGCAGCAACATTAGAAGAAACTCCTCCACCTGTTAAATATCTTACTGTTAAAGTTGTATTAGATGGTGCAATACCATAAGTACTAGTGTATAGGAAATTTGAAGGAGAATATGCAGATGTTAATTTATCTTTTATAAAAGGTAATCCTAAACCAACATTGTTTGGATTTGGAGTAATTTCTTCATCATTATCTGAAGAAGTACCAGAACCAAATTGGATTGAGAGGTTGTTTAATGATGTGAATCTAGTAGAAAATCTTCTTTGGACTTTTTTTAATCTTAAGAGATAAGGTACTTCTGTTGAATCTGCAATTGTATTTGGGTCATTAAGTTTTGTATTTAATATAGGATCATATACCATTTCTTGCCCTAAGTGATCTACTTCATACCATTTATTACCATCGGAATCTATAATATCTAATATCCCTATTATATTCGAATCAGCAATATTAATTGTTGTGAATGGTGTTGGAGAATTGAATGAATATGTTTGAGTTTTGATAGTTGATGATATTGCTTTTCTATTTTTTTTCAATAAGAAATATACAGGAGTATTACCTGAAACCTGGTATATTGAGACTTCTGTAGGGTCTTGGGAGCTTGATATGGAAAAATCAACTTTATCTTGGATAATAAATGGATTACCATTTTGGGTTGAAATTGTAGTATTTTCATTTATTGTTATACTGTAATCATAATCAGGTATAACAGAGCCACTAATAGTTTTGGCTGGGAGTTGTTGGTATAGGTCTATAGTTGTTTGGGCTACTCCTGTTGTTTTTGGTTTGTAACCAAACATATATGCTAATTCAAATATATTATTTGATTGGCGAGCATATTGCAGGAAATTTTCTTGGAATTGATTATCTAAATAAAAGCTTAATACATCCCCAACATAAGAAGCTTGTTCCATAAATAACATCCCTGGTGAAGATGGTGAGAAGTCATTATATGTGTTAGGGAAATAAGTTTTTGAATATTCAATAAGACGTTGTCTAAAGTCAGAAAAGTCTCTATTGATGTATTTTATGTCTCTATTTGTAGTTGCCATTAGTTAAATTCAATTTGGATGTTATCATTAATGTTGGTATTTAAAATACTATATTTAAGGTCAATCTTAATAGTATTTTCATCCTCCATTTTATATATATCTAAAGATTCTACTTTAACTGTTGGAAAATAATTTTTTAATTTATTTTGAATATCAGTTAAAAGAAAATCTAAATTATTGTTTGTAATTTGTTCAAAGACAAAACTTCTGATACCTCCTCCAAATGTTGGATTCATATATCTTTCCCCAGGGTTAGTTAAAAAGAAATTAATTAAATTATTTTTAATTGCATCCTTTGTCAAATAATTTGAAGTAAAAACAGCATTACCATTAAATGGTATATTAACCCCAACAGCCGCACTTGAATTAAGATCTATTGGGTATATTTGTTGGGGTGAAAATGCCATATTATTTAGTGTTCATTAAGTTAAATATTTGATCCATTCCTAGTTCTCCTGTAGGGAGAGAACCATTTATCGGATCTACATTACCTGTTGGGGAAAATCTAGGTACATCAGTTGAGTTAAAACTTAAAGCTGTTTCTCCCAAAATATCCATATAAGCTTGCCTTTTATCCATTGTTGGTGGAGTATATGAAGGTTTAAATTGTTCTGTTGGATCGTATGTTTTCGATTCATGAACAACTTGTTGTTTTGGAGATTTTAAAGCTTCTAAAAGAATATCCTTTAATTCTTCTTGAACTACTTCTCTTACTGCTTCTTTAATAATTTTTTTGAATTCTGTTGCTTTCATATGATTATAAATATTAGGTTAATCTGCTTTTAGATCATTTTGTTGAATATAAAATACAAGTTCATCTATTAAAATTTGATCTATAGAACTAAATGACCATTCCCCCGTTAACATCACAATGCCACTTCTGTTTGTTGCTGTTGCTCTTCTACGTTTTAATGGTTTTAATGTAGGTTCTGTTTCAACTCCCATTTCAAATCCATTTACATTTATAACTATTGGAGAGGTTTGTGTGGATTGTTGATTTGTTAATGCTGTTAATTCTGCTGATACTGTTTCTAATTCTGCATCTGGGTAGCAATGTTGGGTTAGGTTATCTAGTAAAGATAAATATTGGAGTACTTGGGATAAGGTTTGTTTTAAAATGCCTAATATGGTTAATGTTCCTACATTTAATGCTTTTAAACCAGCTATAGTAGATTCTAATTTAGTTTTTGCATCTTGAACATTATTTACTACACTAATGGGTATACCAACCCCAGCAACTGCTGTTGGGATCGGTAAATTTTTTAAAATTTGGTATGCTAAATCTAAACCTTCTATTATACCTCCACTTATACCTAATGCTTTGGTAGATAAGTCTATTGTGGTGAGTAGTTGATTTAATTGTTTTACTAATTTATTTTTGCGGTTTATTAGTTGGGTTAATTGAGGTTGAGTTGGACATGATATTTGATTTTTAAAAGAAGAAATATCATTACTCCCTGCTTCTACCATTTTTTGAACATTTACTACTCCAAATTCAGCTATTAGGGTTATTATTACAGGTAATAATCTATTTTTAATATTATCTAAAGAATCATTTAATTTCTTTTGGGAATAATATTTAAAATCTTTTTTATTTGAGGAAGTTAAATCAATTAAAGATTCACTTAATTGGGATGAAGTTACTTTATTATTTTGTGAAATATTTTTTAATAGGCTTAATTGGATTATCCCTAAATTTGTTTTAATAGTATTATCTCCTTTATAAGGGAATACATCTATTGAATCATAATTGGGAGATGATATATTTAATGTTATAGAGGATGTGGTTGGGATTTGTATTTTAAATTTACCTTTAGAATTAGAATAAGATAACACATCATTATATTGAATTAATGATCCATTTATAGGTTGGTTGGTAGAAATATCTACTATGGTTCCTGAAATTTGGGTTAGGTTATTCATTATTTTACTTTTACAAAATTTGATTTAATACCATTTACATTATCTTCTAATTTGGTTAATATACTATTAAGATTTTTAGTAGCCAACTGGGTTACCATTTGGGTTGGAGCATCAGGAGTGGCTATACCATTTGGGAATATTTGGGATGTTTCTAATACTTTAGATATATTTCTAATTTCGGTTACTAATTGGATTAATAAATCCACAGTATCGTCTCCTTTTAATACTGGTTGAGTGGCATCTTTGGAGCCTAATTTTATATCATTAGAATCAATATAATGGGATGGGGATTCCATGTTTATACTCCCATTTGATGATATACCAACGGATTTATCTCCACTAATTAATATACTATCAGATTTCGCATTTAATATTATTCTATCCGAATTTAATATTATTTGAGGTAATATAAAAGATGAGGGGGTTAGTGGTGGTGTTGTATATGAAAGAAAATTTTCATTTGCTAAACTAATTGGAACTTTTTGGGTTGAAGTTAACCAAATTGAAGATAAATCATTTTTAATATTTTCCGTAATAGGAACCCACCCATCATTTGATGATTGCTTAGGTTGACCATTTCTTAAAATAGTAATAGGATCACCATTTTCTCCAGAAGTAGACCAACTATTAGCAAATGTACTTTTAGATTTAGAAGTATTACCAAATCTAATACTATTACCAAATCTACCTTCATATATTATATCTCCAGCAAAAGGCATAAGTGGATGTATGTTTGCCTTTTCTACAAATGTGTTTTGACTAGGATTATCAGGACTATTTGGGGAAATAGTATTTGATTGTTCCGGAGTTATATTGGGTGCTCCATTTTCTGTTTGAGTATAACCTAAACTATTTTGTGATTGGTTATTCTGTTTTATACCAGGAGGAAGAGCGTTAAAATGAGGATTATTCCAAAGATTAAAATTAGTTAAATAATAATAATCTCTTTTTAAATTAGTATTAGTTGATAATGTAGGTGTTGGTAAATAAAAACAATATATGAATTCATTAACTAATGGATAATTTTTGATATTAGGAAAATATGGTTTTGCTATTTTTATAGTTCCTATATTATCATTCCCTACATTAGAAAAAAATATAACTCCTATCCCTGCAGGGCCTAATCCTAATTCATTATATTTGGGGTGATTTTCATCCAATATAATATCAACAACCCTTCCAATTATGGAAGTATTTGAATTATTTGAATTG